CCCGGTTGGGCTCATCGTGCAGGAGGCGGTAGAGGCTGTGCTGCGTGGCCTTTTCGCTGCCAGTATCCGTCACCTTGTAGACGTGCAGCGGCAGGCTTGCGATGGTTTCCGCGATCACACGCACACAGGCATACACAGCGGAAACCTGGATGGCAGATTGTACGCTGACCGACTTACCCGCGCCGCTGGGACCAAAGAGGAAAGTCGGGGCGGTACTGACTGCATTGGTGGGCTTGTCCCGGGCGCGACCAAACCTGGAGAAGGGATTCTTCATGCGTTCACTCCTATCATTTACAGACCGCTGCCGGTCTTTCTGTCATGGCAGTGCTTGCACAGGGGCTGCCAGTTACTTTCGTCCCAGAAGAGATCCTCGTCTCCCCGGTGAGGAAGGATATGGTCAACAACTGTGGCAGGCGTGAACTTGCCTTTTCGCTGGCACTCGATGCACAGGGGATACCGTTTCAGGTATCGTTTTCTGGCCGCCCGCCATCTGGCGTCATAACCACGGTTGGTAGCGCTTTCTCGTGCATATAGAAGACGATGCACTACGCAGTACACCTCATCAGATAAGCTCGGGCAGCCTGGGTGACGGCAGGGACGCTTCGGTTTTCTTGGCATACACTATCCCTCCAGGAACAGAAATCCCCGGTCATCGTAGACAGAGCCGCTGCCATTCTGATTCTTCATCGCCCGGTCCAGAGCCATTACCAGCGCGACAGCACCGTCTACCTTCTCGGTGGACTTTTCTTTGTCTATCTTCAAGTTGCCAGCTGGGTCCGTCCGCACGAAGGCATTGTCCATGTTCCACCGCAGCACGGGGTGACCGCCATGATTGAGCTTGCGTTCAAGCACGATGCGCATCAGTTCCTTCGTCGGAGGGCTCATGTCCTTGAAACCCTGTCCGAAGGGCACCATCACGAAACCGTCATCTTCCAACTGCTGAACCATCATGGTTGCGTTCCATCGGTCGTAGGCAATCTCGCGAATGTTGAAGCGCTCGCCCAGATCGCAAATGAACTTCTCAATGAAGCCGTAATGAACCACGTTACCTTCTGTGGTCAGGATGAATCCCTGGCGTTCCCACTGGTCGTACATGACATGATCGCGTCGCACACGTAGGGGCAGTGTCTCTTCCGGCAGCCAGAAGAAGGGAAGAACTGTGTATGATTCCACCTCGTCCAAAGGCGGGAACACCAGCACAAAGGTGGTCAAGTCACTCGTGGAGGATAAATCCAGCCCTGCGTAGCAAACCCTGCCTTCCAGGTCATAGGGATTAACCACACCGCCACATTCATCCCACTTGTCCATGGGCATCCAGCGGATGGACTGCTTGACCCACTGGTTCAGGCGCAACTGCCGGAACATATTCTCATCCGCCGGCGTTTCCTGTGCCTTATGAAAGGCATCCCGTACCTTGTCAATGGTGATGGTGTGTCCAATAGACGGATTCGCCTTATACCAGTTTTCTTCACTGGTCCAGTCGGCGTCATCTGGCAGGCCAAAGATGACCGGATAAAAGCGTTGATCCGCTTTTCGGCCTTCGAGAATATCCAGGGCCTTCTGATGTACTTCCCAACAGATGGAGTTTCGGTCTGTACCGGCTGTCGTCAGTAAGAACCATAGTGGCTGTTTGCGGGCATCACCGGAACCTTGGGTCATGACGTCGTACAATGCGCGGGTGGGTTGGGTGTGTAGCTCGTCAAAGATGCAAGCAGACACATTCAGACCGTGCTTGGTAGCCACTTCACTGGACAAGACTTGATAGATGCTGCCCGTGGGCTGGTAGACCATCCGTTTCATGGATGGGATGATCTTGATGCGCTTCAGCAGTGCGGGAGATTGTTTCACCATATCGACCGCCACATCAAACACAATGGCCGCTTGCTGGCGGTCGGAAGCGCACGAGTACACCTCGGCTTTCCACTCGTCATCGTTTACCAGCATGTTCAGTGCGATGGCAGCGCCAAGCTCAGACTTACCTTGTTTTTTTGGTATTTCGATATAGGCTGTGGTGAACTGACGCATGGATGGATCTTCTTCACGCACAGTACCAAACACATCCTGGATGATCTTTTTCTGCCAGGGCAACAAATGGAAGGGCTTCCCATGGAACTCACCTTTGGTATGCTTCAAGCATTCAATGAAGTGGGTGACCCTGGCGGCTTTCCCTTCGTCATAGGCCACCGTTCCACCCGCCCTTCAGCAGCTTTTCCATGGGGTCATCCGAGAACACATCGTCCTTGCCCCCGCCGGCTGCGATGATCCGGGCTCGGGTGGCGGGCGTCAGACCGAACTCCGAGCAAAAGGACTGCATGATTTTCAGGCTCTGCTGAGCAATGCTCACCTGAGGGACCTGCTGGACATAGCCACTTGGCGTCTTGAAGATGGAACCATGCTGCGTGATGAACGCTTCCGCTTCCTTCCATCTGGCGTATGCCTGGCAATACCCTTCAAAGGCTGTCAGGTCAACCAGTGTCAAAACACCCAGGGCTTCCAGGGAGGGTGCCAGCCGCTTCCATTCTTTCTTAGCTTCCGGCAGCAACCAATCAGGGCACTTGATATTCCCCTTGGGGGGAACAGGCTCTCTTTCGTTGAGCGGACGTTTGCCCGGGTTACCTTCCAGAAGCTTCATCGCTGTAGGTTTAGGCTTTCGGCCTCGGGTTGCCAACTGGCACACCTCCCTTCTTTTTCATTTTCAATGCCCTACTCCCTGGCAGTCGCTTCCTCAAAGCTTATCTCAATGCCATTGCGCAGCACATGAACATCAGCAGTGCCGCCTACTAGATCCACAAATCTTTTAACAAGAATTCTTGTTAAGCGCTTTTATCAGTATTTTGTAGAATACAAGAAATCGGAACCAGAGATATACGTGATCCGGGACGGAAGAAAGATTAATTATGCGGAAATCAAAAAGGAAATAGAAATCCAATGAAGGAATTCTATTTCCATTTTTCCTGTAAACTTGTTGGGCTATTTCAGACCGTACAGTTGCTTAATCAGGTCATCATCATCGAGACGATACCGTTCTGAGTTCAAGAATGCTTTGAGGGTGCTGTCCTCAGGAATTGCTTTTTCAATGGCTTTACGTTTTTGCTCGGTGTCTGCATACGCATAGATGAGGGTGGTTTCGAGCCTCGAATGACCAAGCCACTGAGAAATGAGCGGTAATGCTACACCGTTCTGGTAAAGATGCATAGCTATTGAATGGCGGAACATATGAGGATGAACATTTTCAGGAATAGAAGGTTCTTTTGCACGGGCTCTATTCCCGTATTCCCTGACAAGCTTTCTGACATTGTCTTCTGTCATTCTTGAATGCTGACTCTTATGCACGGAATAGAATAGTGTATCTGTCGAATACAAATTCACGTCGGGGTGAAACATCTGGAGATATTTTTTTAGATGCTCAACGAGCTTCTCCCGCATAGGGATCGCCCTTGTTTTCGATCCTTTGCCATGTAAAGTCACAATGTTTCTGCTATCCAGGGCAAGATCGCAAATCCGTACATCGACAAGTTCCTGAACTCTTGCGCCCGTCTGGTACAGAAACAGCAGAAGGAAAGCGTCTCTCTTTCCTTTCCGCGTTGTAACATCCGGCTGTGCAATAATTGCTTCTACTGCCTTTACAGTAAGATAATCGACCGGTTTCTTGGCCTCGCTGGATTTGGGCACAGATTGAATCTCATTCCAAATACCTGCGGCTTCAATGTTACACGTAGCTGCATACTTTAAAAATGCCCTAATACATGCTCTGCGGTGATTTCTTGTTGAGACAGAACATCCCTGCTCCTTCTCAAGGTAGTCAAGATAAGAGATCATCGATTTTCTGTCCATCATGGACATGGTCACCTTATATAGCATAACGCCGTTTTGTTCCTTCAAATAATCAAGGTATTGTTCCATGGCAATCTGGTATGTACGAATCGTTGCGGGACTGCACTTTCTCATATAAGGAAGGTATGATTTGAAATAATCCAGGGTAATCGAGAATAAATCATTTTTCTTCAGTCCCATATCGACACCTCCGGTGCAGCCGCATCAATGGCATCCCAATTAACACCTGGCGATGCTGAAAGCCGTTCAGGCAAGATATGGATATAGTACGCTGTATCTTCAAAATGTTCATGCCCCATATATGTTCTGAGATATGGCAGCATCGTAAAAAGGTCAATACCTTCATTTATCCATTTTTGAAGTACAGTCGAGGCAAATGTATGCCTGAAATCATATGGACGCAATGGAGGAAGAAGACTGGGGTCAAGATCCGGATTCGCCATTTCCCAACAGCGATCACAGACGGCGCCTAATTGCTGGGCAGTGTACATTCTCCCGTCAATCCTGGGAAAAAAGTACGGAGTTCTGACAAAAATGTTCGTTCTATGGGCGACATATTCATTCAATAGCCGGAGCATATCGTCCGAAACAATGACGATTCGCTCTTTTCTGCGTTTGTTGACCCTGATAAGGATTTCAGCATTGTCAAGATTAACATCGGAATCCACCAGGTTACATGCTTCCTGTGGCCGCAATCCTGACGTAAACAGCAATCGGAAAATGACAGGAGCAACGTATGATACAAAGCGATCCCCACAATGCCAGGATTCAAGCCTGTCTGCTGCATCGAAGAAGGCAGCGAGTTCGTTTGTTGACATGACGTAAGGAACAAAAGTTCGTTTGTCACGGTATAAGTATGGAGGGAGAATATAAGCAGATACGCCAGTTCCTCTAAGATATTTTGCGAAAGTCCGCATGATCCTTGCCCTTCCGCACATATCAATGTAGCCTTTTTCCTGCTCATCTTTCAACCATGCATCAACAATTTCTTTGGTCAGAGAATCAGAGGTGATTTCATTGCCAGCACAATATCTGTCAAAGCGACGGAGATATGTTAGACTCGCTTCAGCTGAGAATCCCAAGGCTTTTCGGAACTCCGAATATCCATTCATGGCATTCTGGTAGCAGCTTTGGAAAATGTAGTTCACAGCTTCCACCCCCTTGGTTCAATACCGTCGAAGCTCAGAGCACAAATCTTGAGGGAAGCCGTATCCAAAGAAATATACTGCTTTGTATTGGCAATATCGGTATGGCCAAGGATCTGGGCTACGGTAGTGACGGGTGTGCCAGATACTACAAGGTTTTTTCCTTCTGCCCTGCGGAGTTGGTAAAATCCTCCGGGGCCGTCCAGCCCCGCCATTCTCATATATTGCGTATATGCACCACCGAAAGTGCCGCCCGATTTTATTGGGCCAATTGGTGGCTTATGACGGAGGAACACATGTGGGTCGTCAAAATGTGGGCGTCCATTAAGAATGTAGTCTCTTAATGCTTCGCCAACATCGCCTGTCAATGGAAGAGCAAGCGGTTTCCCGGTTTTGCTCTGAGAAATCCGTATTTCGCCTTCGCGCCAATTAATGTCAGTCAACTGCAGCGCTCGGACGTCACAGCCCCTCAGTCCGAGTACTACCCCGAGCATAATAGCAGCATAATCTCTTTTGCCCATTGCTGTTGAACGATCTATTTGAGCAATAGCTTTTGCTACATCGTCTGGCGGAGCAGCAGGATGAATCTTGTTCTTTATCGCTGCCTGAAAGTCAAATAATTCCTCATATGTGCTTTCGATGTATCCGTTTTTATGAAGCCATATATGGAATTTGCGCATTTCTACGCGCAAAGATGGGATGGTTTTGCTCTTTAGATTCGCGTTCTCGTCGATGATATATGCTCTAAGATTGGCAATTGTTACCTCATGAAATGATGTGACACCGTGTTGAGAAAGCCAGAAGGCATATCGTCTCGGAGCCCAAGATCTGCTTTTCCTTTGGCTAGGGGTGACAGCTGCTTCGTCGATATATTCGTCTATGACTTTAGCAAACTCAACAGGGACAGGTATTTTGGGCAATATATACCTTATTTCTGTGATTTTTCCAGAATCAACGAAGCCAAGAAAAATCTTGATGATCACGATTTGCTCTTGTGCGTATCGTTGTCCAGTGGGGCTATAATCCAACCTCTCACGAAGGCTGTCAATGTATCGCTCTGTTAGTTGCTTGTCCAGGTAAGGACAATTTGCCGTCGTATGATATGCACATAATCGTTCCAATACGGATGCAGCAGTTTTCAATCTGTCTGTACCATATCCTACACGATGCATTTCATCCAGGAATTGATGTACGGTTTGTTCGATTGTTTCCACGGTGAGCCCTCCTAACAACATAATATGCCCACCGTAATTCTAACAAGTTATCAGGAAAAATGAATGACCGCAAGGCTAAATCTGAACGGCAATTTCAGAATAATTGATACGCTTCCCTTGGCGTATAACGTATATTTCATCATCGACGTTTGCAGATGAATTCTTGTATTCTACAAAATACTGATAAAAACGCTCCACTATAACTGTCGCGTATTTCGGATCAAGCTCCATCGTCCGGCAGATCCGGTCGGTCTGTTCACAGGCGATGAGCGTGGAGCCGCTGCCGCCGAACAGATCCATCACCACGGCGTTCGGTGCGCTGCTGTTCTTAATGGGATAGGCCAGCAGCGGGATCGGCTTCATGGT